ACAAAACACCTGTGATTAAGACCAACTTGGTTCGCAGATAGGCCAACACCTTTATGTTTTACCATTATGTCGACAAGTGTTTTCTTCATGTCGACCGCGTCGACACTTTCAAAGTCAAATGGCTCGAGTCCTGTAGCTAGAATTTCGTCCTTGCTAGATACTAATTTCATAATTTACCTTCTTCTCTCATTTGTGCACGAATAGCAGTTGCTGATATCGCATGCGTTTCTTCACCTAAGTCATGCTCTGTAAATGTATAACCAACACCTCGACCATAACTAATGTCAACGATGTTTGGTACTTCAAGTATCAGATACTCACGACCATTTTCATAACCATGTTCTCTCAGTCCAGCTTCAATGCCTTCAACAGTTTGGATCATACCAAAAGGATTATCGTCCTGTGTGGTTGTACGTCCTGCTCCAGCGTCACCGTCAAATTTAAACACGTCACGTACCATTATAACAACTTGTCCCGTGATTGTCAAGGCTTTTTTAAATAATTTTGTGTGGCCGTCATGCCATGGCTGCCATCTGCCCAACATTTGCACTGAGGGTTTTTTGTAATCAAAGGCTGTTTCATAATCAATCATCTTGTTTTACTCCATATTTAATATGATTATACCAAAGCCTTTCGTGGCCATAGTATAATACGAACTTTATTATTATATCAGCAAGAAATACAGCTCCGACTGCTTTTTGAGGTAATCCAAAATATAGTGCAATTGCTGCTGTGGTAATACTTGCTATAATTCTCCATGTTACTGCTTTAGCTAAATGTCTTTTCTTTGTTACTTCACTCATACTTCGCTCTAATGATAGCTGCAAGAGTAACGTGTACGTCTTGTCGCCATGTGTGTATGATATGATCTACTTCAGCAGGCTTCTCAAAGATCTTATTAGTATCTTCGTATCTGCCTTCTTCAATAGTATCCATCCAAACTGAATAGTCTGGCTGAAAATCACTTCTAGCATTTTGGAATGGACAAACAAAATCTGTAATAGCATACTTACCAGCACGGACTACTCCATCTGATAAGAATTTCATTCTCATTGCTTGTCTCATTCGGCCTTCATCACTGAAGTCCCAGTCGTCATAATGTCCACGTACTTGGTCTGCATTTATCCAGACTCCGCCAAGCTCAGCTGCTAATGGTTCGGCAAGATAACTCTTACCACTTCCAGGCAAACCGAATATTAGTATCTTCTTCACTTTTTCTCCGCAGGTGGTTTCTTAAATTTCTTTTCAAATTCTTCTATGAATCTTGATATGTACTCAGGCGGCTCATTCATTGTAATAGTTTGACTATCACTATCCTGAAGTATGCTTTGAGTTAACATGTTTTGAGAAGCTTTAAACTTGATGTAAGTCTGCTTCTTCTCTTTTTGTATTCGTCTTAGAAATGCAAACCAAATAATCTGCGTAAAATAAGCAAATGGATTATGAGATTTTTCAGGGTTAAAGTTATGAATGTACTGTAAACAGTTTTCAATACCATCCGAAATCATTTCTTCTTTGTATGAATATCCTGAGAAATTGGGTTTAGTCGCTAACCGAGTGGCTATCAACAAAATACACTTTCCAATGTATTCAGGTACTTGAGGGTTCTTTTCTCCTGCGTCTTCTGCTTCTTTACATAGCTCTTTATAAGCTATCAAAGCGGCAAGTAAGTCAGGATTGTTCACATAGTTGCGTTTTCTCGCCATGATGAATTCCTTGTAGTTGTTACTATTAAAGGTATAATTATATACTACTTTAAGCGGTTTGTCAACCTTTATTTCAACTTTGTGAAATTATTTTAATTATTTTTAAAAAAAGGGTTGACAAGAGGTGCAAAGTATGGTATAATTAGGTTATCAACCTTTAAGGTATATAATGATGTTGTTAATCAAACCTCAATAGTATAAATCTTATAAGCAAATTGTTCGGTTCCGTAGATATCAATTCTCTTCTTAAAATGTTTCAACGTGTAGTTCTCGAAAGAGCCGACCGATAGGTCGTCAGTTATATCGTATAAAGTCGCTTCTTCAGAATCATCAGCCTTTCGCAAAGTTCTACCAATTGACTGAAGCACTTTGATTTCAGACTTAGAGCCTGAAGCAAAAATCACGTTATCAAGTCTTTTTAAATTAACACCTGTAGAGAATACACCATAAGAAGCAAGTATGTTATGTCGCTTCTCTTTGTCATTTTCAACTAAGTGTCTGATGTCTTCTCTTTCAGTACCCTTAGTTCCACCATATATGAAGTGTAGTATACGACCTTCTTTTTCAAGCATTGGTTGTAATACCTTACCGTGCTTCTCAACTAAATCAAATAGAATCAAATTATTCTGCCCTTCCAAACTATGGACGAGATTAGTAATGAATTTGTTTCTCTTTTCGTTGTTAACAATAAACTCTCGTTCAGCTGGCCATTTCTTTGTTCCATCTAAATTTTTGAGAGCGTCTTTGAATTTTTTACGTGTTTCGTTACTATGTGATAGGACGATCGCCTTCACTTTAAAATCAGCAACGGTTCCTTTATCCATGAGTTCTTTTGTATTCACAAATCGTTTAACCTCACCGAAACATCCTTCAAGTACTAACCTATGAGTTTTACTTTCAGATGATTTAAGTGTACCAGTGAATCCATGTCTGTACTCACAATCGGTTAATGATTCCATAATCTTAGTTAAACTTTTTGCTTGGAAGGTATGAGCTTCATCTCCAAGTACAACTGAGAACTGATCAAACCATTCTTTTCCTAATTTGACTAGTGACTGCCATGTAGATATGACAATCGGTGAGCTTGTGTTTTTATCTACACCACCTTGAATAGTATAGATATCGCTTTCGTCACAACCATAATCTACAAAGTCACCTTTCATTTGGTGTACTAAAGAGATTGTCGGAACGATAATAAGTGTTCTATGGCCGAATGCTTGAAAGTAATGTTGTTGTATCAAATAAATGATTAAAGACTTACCAGATGATGTCGGTGATAGAGATAGAGATCTGCGTTTACGCAATGCGTTAAGTACATATTGTGCTTGATAATCTCTTGGGGTAAACTTACAATTAATTTCTTCAGCAAGTTGAGTAGGATAATCGTCATCAAATTCCTCGTCCATTCCAATGTGATCTGGTGCAGATAAGAAATATCCACGATCGTCACAGAATTTTTTAACATGTGGGTAAAGGCCAACAAAGAGTATTGGTCTCATTGGTTGGAATAGTCTAATGATACCATCCCATACTCGATTTTTATAAGCAGGTACGAACTGATAGCCTTCAGGTCTGAAAGAGAAGTGTTCGGCTAATTCCATGAGTGTGCCACTGTCTGCGACAATTTTCATATGAACCGAATTAATCGGCTCGATCGTTATCTGTTCGCTCATAATTTAATTGCTAGTAATACTAATATTGAGATCAGTAGAACATTCGTAAAGAATATCCCGATCGCTAATATAGTATGGTACCAAATCCACCTTGTCTTATATGCATTTTCTATAGTGACTTCTTCTGGATCAGTATCGTCGGCCATCATATCAATGACCTTTGGTTCTGCTGCACGATTTAAAGCTTGTTCAGTAAGAGTAGCTTGTGTTTCTTCCCACTGTCGGTCGGCTTCTTTTCTGAAGCCATATTCTATAAATCGTGTAAACCATTCCATAATCTTTAGTAGTCACCTGCCTGAAATTTCAACATGTCAATCATGTTTTTAATTATAAAGTTTCTGCTGTGTAGAGTTCTAATAATATCTTCAAGGTAGTTTGAATTTGCTGTGTGATAGTCAATAGTCAAACTTAATTTAATAATATCCTTATCGCTCTGTATATATTTATCTACTTCGTTACGCAGTACTTTTTTCTGATATGGCTTCCAACCATTATCTTTTAAATCTTCTTCAGCCATAGAGCCATCGTAATAATCTCGCTTACGAGACTCGAGGTCTTTATATTCGGCTTTTAATTTTTTAACACGAAGTACTTCTCTATAAAAGAGATTGTAGTATTTGCTGTGTAATTGAGGAATTCTTTTAGACTCACCAACTAGATTTGTTTCATCTATGATTGAATCGTTTGCCCATAAAGTGGCTATGTCATTTGTATCCATTATATAAACTCGGTTGTTAACAATAAAGGTATATTATATCACGTTTATAGTGATTTGTCAACCCCTTAGGATAATTGATTTATATTAAATCGGTCGTATCT